AATTGTTGCAAATCCTGTAGACCCTACTATAGCCCCCCATGAGGTTAGATTTGCAGAAGTTACCTCTGGAGGCTCTCCTGTAGACCATATATACTTAGAATTATTATTAATTACGTCCTTCCAGTAATTATTAGTGCCATCAGTCTTTTTGGCGTCGGCTGCTTTGGACAATCCTGAGAATGTTTCTAGAATAGTATCTCTAGTGCCGGTAAATTTACCATCTTCATCAATAACAACGACGTGTATTTCGTCATCACCACCGCCTTGATTTGCTGAATATGTAGAACGACCAGGATCTGAGTCAAAATATTTACCATATGTCCATGCACCCAATCCTGTAGATCCTGTAAAGGTGCTATCAATCATAGATACCTTTAGTGAATTGCCGTAACTTCCAGGATACTTAGCTACCCATGAGCCAGTAGCGCCGGCAGGTAAACCATCTAGATAATCATCTTCATTTTTAATCTGAACACCTGTAGAGCCACCGTAATCATGGGCATTTTCTGCGGCAGTAGCACCCGCTCTGGCAATGTAAAGGCTGTTAGAGTACGCTAAGAAATTTGCTGCTGTAAAAAATGCAGAGGCGGTTGCTGATGTAGCAGTAGCATATTTAGCTATATTTGCATAAGGCTCACCAAACCGCGCTACCAATTCCCCTTCAGATGTAATTAGAACAGGTTCTTCAACAGGCCCCCATAAAAATGCACCAGCAAAAGCCCCCGTTGATGTAGCTACAGCTGGAATAACATTAGTTAAATCTTTTTCGGTGACCAAAACACCTGGTGATAATTGGAATGGCATACTACGAACTCCTTATAATAAAGCGTGAATAAATTTTAGTTCGATCATATTTATAATAACTAACTTTTCAATAATGATATCTGATCTTCTGTTAAAAAGTTAAAATCATCAGAAGAAGGCAATAATGTGTTTTCGTAGGTATCTTCGGCTGTGTTTTTGCTGTATATGCCGAAGGGCGTCATATTGTTGTCAATAAATTCTTCATTTCTTTGGGTTAATGTTTTTCTTAGATTTGTATTTGTGACTTCTTGGAATTGCTCTTGGGATGTTAGCCACGCAAATAACCATAAAGTTGTGCATAAATCATCATTAACCTGTGGATCACCCGCTGCATAAGACGCTTTTTTCTTGACAAAAACAGCTAATTCTTCAATGATCCTAAATGAACTAACAGTTAATTGGTCTTTTTCAATAAGATCCTTTAAGATTGAACATCCCAGAGACTTAACTCTTGATGTAGTCCTAATGCCAGGATATCCTTTTGCTTCTTCTAGATATGTAGTATTAGGTATTCTTAATTTCTTATTTTTTCTAGTAGTCAAATATATGTTTTCATATTCATATTCATACCATAATATATTAGATACTTCTTCACCTAAATCATTTACTTCAATCAATAAGTAAGCATCATTAAATTGTTTGGCTATTTTGTAAATTAAATGAGGATATTCCAAAGTGCTAATTGCGTTATTTTTATAACAAGCAACTACATTGTAAGGCATTGACGTGCAGTCAATAACAGATAATGCAGAATAGTCCTGGTGAACTCCACGAGAAACGTCAACGGTTATGCAATATTTGTGATCTTCAATAGGCTCTTCAAATATTTCTAGACCATTTTGATTAAAAATAGGACTTTCAATTGGTAGTGTAGCTAACTTAGAACCATTTATAAGAGTATATGAGGATCCCATGAATTCACAATTGTGATGTGTTATATAATTATCAGCAAGATAGGACCTGTCTTCATTACTAACGTTTATTGGGTCATATAAATCAATCTGTTCCTCAATAAGATTGATATCAATGATTTTTTCACCATTGTCTAAAGCTACACCCCTCTCAAGAAAACATGCCTCAACCCATCCACGCGCCTTTGTTAAAATAAGATGATTTTCAGAGCATTTGAAAGACGTGTTAGTAGTTAAAATTTCGTATACATGGTGATGCGTAGATTTATTTACACCATCAAAATCACACCACCCGTGGGGTGTGAGTATTTCAAATTGTTTATTGTGCTTTAACATTTGGATTGTCTTTAAGAAATGCTTGTCTCCTCATTTCACGCATTTCAGGTGTTTTCATATGATGGTTTTCACCAATCAGAAGATGTGCTTCAGACATTTTTCTTTTGGTTTCGTCAGAATGTGTTTTGCCTAACTGTCTTTTTATGCACTGTTGCTTGAACTCTTTTGGCCGACCCCTATACCACCCCTGATCTCTATATTCATTCCATTCATCTTTAATTATGAACTTGGCTTCGGATAATTTATGAACCCATATTCGACTATCTCTACTTGTTCTATCAATATTTTTTTGTGCTTCAGACATTTTTCTTTTGGTTTCATCAGAATGCATTCTTCCTCTGTTTGGATTCTTATCTGATTTCATGAATTGATGAAACGCTTTTTTATTTTCTTCTGCAATAATTGTTAATTCTTTTAGTTCTTCTTCTGTTTTTGGAAGAATGTTATTGGAAATATTTCCCAAAACCCTCACTAGAGCAAACGCATTGCTTTTTATTGGGTTAGCGTGATAAAGTAAGTAATGTGCTTTAATGTGATCTTTTAATAATAAGTGTGTTATATTTTCCTGAGTTTCTTTATATTCTGGAAATTGATGTCTTGGGAGTATGTGGTGTTTTTCTGTTTTGTATTTGACATGCATATGTTGATTTGCATTAGTACAAAAATCAACATATTGTTGTAGTTTGACTATATCTACATTTACATATTTTTGAGAAATAATTAATACAAGATTCATATAGATATTTATCTAACAAGAAATTCAATGCTTATTCGCAAAGGGAATATAATTCTTTCATTGTTACTTGTTTAATTTCCCCTGTAAATTTGTCTCTTATAGTAATCAAACTTTCACCCCAGAGACACTCAATCTCTTGCCTATATCCTACTTCTTTTAATTTCTTCTTTTGTTCATCGGCCCATTTTTGGTCTCTTTCTGGATTTTCTCTCCAGTTACCTTCCACAACAGCAAAATCATTAATTTTATTACATGCGTCTTTCCATATTTTATAATAATGGTTTAATCCATTTGGGGTGGAGATAATAACCATCTTAGCTGTCTTTGAAGAGCTTAGAGTAGGAAAAACTGATTGAATAAAATCTTCAGCAATATGATGGCCTAAGTGAGCAAATTCATCAAGCAGCAAATAATTAACAGATAGCCCTCGAATTGCAGATGCAGAGGTAGAAGCCGCAATACACCTAGACCCATTTTCCAATACTAAAGATTTTTTATTCCACTCTACTACACCCTGCTGTAACCATTTAGGCAAGTTTTCAATAATAAATTGCACCCTGTTAAAAATTTCTACAGCGACAACTTGTTTATTTGCCAGGATTGCAGCAGTCTTGTTGTCATTAAATAATACACACCACGCAAAATAAGCAGCTACAATTGTTGACTTTCCTCCTTGTCTAAACAGCTTGGCAATTGTATTGTTGTTATTATGCATTGTATTGATAATGCGCTCCTGATAAGGATATGGAATAAAGTTTACCACACCTTTATCTAGAGACACTACCTTACAATAATTAGCAATGAAGTATAAGGGGTCCTGAGTACATTTAATGTACTCTTGTAATTGCTCCTCAGTGTAAGGAATTTTTACACCAGCGGGCTTTAAATTAAAATTATCTCTATAACTGTTTTGCATTCATTAATAATTATAAATCCATTCATCATATGTTGCATAATATTTTACAGTGCCTGTGCCATATCCAGCACCTGTAGATCCTGTAAGATCTGCAACAAAGATAGTTCCCACATTATTATTAGCGGCTCCTAATAATGTATAATCCGTTGTCCCGACAGTAGCAATTTCATATGAACTACCATCTACAATACCAGTTGCTCCAAAAGTTTCAATTACACCTGATGCTCCATGTGTGGCAAAAGGACTAGAAAGATCTTGGTTAGAAGATAGATTAACAGTTGTATTAAGAATTTGCGTGCCTTCAGAGACATTACCAAATAAATTTAATTTAAGAGTAAAACTTAAAGTGTGAGTAACAAATCTTCTTGTTTGAAAATCTCCTTCATATTCATCATTGACATCAATATTGTTAAGTGTAATAGGAATATCTTGTACAATATCTAATGCACTTAAGGGTTTAATGGCTAGGGTATATTCAGGCCCAAATGTTGGCAGGATTTGCTCAATAATTTGCATAGCATCTTCTTGAGTTTTTGTTAGAACATATAATGCAATTTCTAAATTATAAGGAACTGGACTAAATACACTTTTAGCTCCTGTACCACTATTGCACATTATTTTACTCATTTTTGAAACTTTGCGTGTAGTGTCATAATTATAACCTGTTATTTCAAAAGACATTCTAGGCAAAGATGTATAGGTGTGAGTAGAAAGATTGGGATCACCGTCTAAACGTTGAATCCATTTTTCTTTTGGCCCCCAAGCAAGAGGAACTTTTAATGTTTGGACCAAAGTACCATTTACAGAGTCGTTCTTTTTTCTTTCAATATAGATATTAGAAAACAATCTTCCAAACGCTATAATTGAACGTCTAATAGTACCGTGATAAAAAATATTGCCTGACAGCATGTTACTCTACATCCCCAAAAGGATTTGTCTCACTAAACAATATATCTGATTCATCAACAACAAATTTAGTGTTGTCTCCGTAGCTTTCGACTTTATCAATATCTGTTTCAAGATTTACTACTCCTGTAGCGCCTACACCGCCACCTCCACTAAAGGCTACAGTGCATGTTTGATAATTAGTGCCCGCATTACCAATTGTCACTCCTGTAACTTCTCCAGAAGAATTGATTGTAGAAATACCTGTTACCTGTACCATCACCCCCAAAAGTTACATCTGGTGCTGAAGTATATCCTGATCCACCATCAGTAATTGTTACAGATTTAATAGATCCATGATAATAAGAATCAGTAACTTCAGTAGAGAAAGTTTTAAGAGACTCAAATTGGTCTATCTCATTCATTCCTGTACTGATATCCTCAGAACTATATTGGAATAATTCTACTTGTAATTTATAGACGTATAATTGCCCGATCTGGTAAAAGGGGTTTTGGTGTTGTACAAATTTAATTTCAAATAAGCCTTTTGTTAATGGAAAATATATTAAATCTCCTTCACAGGGCCTTTTAGGTAAAGATGTTTTATTAAACCTTCCTACTAATTGTTCCCATCTTCGTCTTGCAACAACCAGTGTGGCAGATTGTTCCATCATTAATCCAAATTTTTGTAAAAAGGCGCCTTGACCTTCAAATCCATCAATATTTTCAAAATACATTTCTATAGGAAATAGACTTGTAAATTTAGAAAGTCTATCTTCGCCTAGAATTTCATCTTTTGCAATTATAGTGCGAGGAATATAAAAAAATTCTTTGCCGTAAATTTGAAGACTTTCAATAATCAGATCTTCAATAAGATATTGCTCGGAGGTTGTTCCTTGTGTAAAATATACATTTGTGGTAGGCATAAAAAACTACCCCATTATAAAACCAAGAGGAGCAGACTTTGTTAATAGTTCTTCTTCTAACCTATTGATTTCCTCAACAGCTTCTTGATACATAGATTGCCCATCTAAAGTAACACCGGCAGGCAACTGTATGCCTTGAAACTTTTTAAGATTTGTCGCCCATTGTTTTTTGAATAGTGATGTAGTATAATGTTTAAGCCACGGCTCATTATATACTCTAGAAAAATTAGATGGATCTAGCGCGCGATAACACTCAATGATAATATAATCTCCAGCCACTAGATCATTATTCCAGTCTACTCTTAGATATAATCGGCCCTGCAATCTGTTAAAGTCATATTGCACATCTCTGTTTAATTGGTGATCTAATAGTGCAAGGTGTTGCATTACCTGAGTGTAATAAATTAAAGAAGTTGAAGTCAGGCTATAAAAGTCATTTAATCTTATTTGATATTGTAGATCAAACATTGATTGAGAAGAAGTAGAATCCACAAAGGGCAGCACACTTACCACACCAAAAATATAATCAGGCAGCTCTATATATTTGCTATCCATTTCACTAAGTGAAACTCCACCTGATTGAATAACAGCGCCCGTGGCACCTGTAGTTATAAGCTCGCCTTCTATAAACGTGTCTTCAGTGTCACTAATATCTGTAACTGTTAAAATATTGTTACTATTATCTACAGCAGAAACCGTCGCAGTAACTGCACTTGTTGCTCCTGTAATAGTATCATTTACTAAAAATCCAGTAGCTCCACTAAGTGTTATTGTCGAAGTTGAGGTTATTTGGTGTGTAAGATATACTTTTGTAATACCTTCATGGTGATAATTATTCCAGAACAATATAGCCTCATCAATACGATCTTCTAACTGGTCATCGTCGACGTTAATCTCAAGCACTGGAGCTCCCAATGCTCTTAAGCAATATTGTTTAAGTCCATCTCGTGTTGATACAGCCATACTATTATTTATAAGATTAAGGCTCTATGTTTTCTGGCAATAATTTTGTATTTGTCATTTATAATCTCTTATCTTGCTATTATAGTAAATACTAACACCATCACCCCATGAACCAGACCAAAAAACAGTAAGTTCTGGCCAACGAGACGCATCACTGTCATCTACACTATAAACTTTTATATCTTGTACATCGTTATTAGTAGCTATTCTTACATACCAGTCATTAGTTCTTGTTCTCCATCGTTCTGCAGGAGTTTCAAACATTTCTATGCTACCAATACTTGTAGCACCATTTGGACTCAAAATAGAAGTGGCGCCTGTATTAGCTAAACTAGGTGTTGTGTATTGGCCAGCGCTGATATAATCATAAATACCATTAACAGGCCCAAAACCAGTACCTCCATACCAAGTCCCATTATTAAGATCACCATCAAATGTGTTCCAAGTGGCGTCAGCAGTAACTGCATCAGTACCATAAAGACCATCCTTTGATAATGTATTAACTGTAATTGTATCCTCAACAGCAACACTAGTGCTTGAAAAAACATGTAACTTAAGTTCCATTCCTATTACTTTTAAATCTTTTTTAGATGCTGAAGGAAAAGAAGGAAAATTAAGATTATCTAGTGTGAATTTCATTAATATAAATTTTCGTGTTGATGGAGGTGAAGTTTTAGTAGCAACTCCTAGTGTTAATACTCCGGTAGACCCATAATTAGTATTGGGATTATCTTCGTCTATATATAAATCCCACACAGGATTTACGGTGATGCCTGTAGCCCCTATTATTGTCATGTAATTACACTAATGAAAGTTGGTTGTTAAGATATTCTAAAACATTATCAACTGTATCTGACACTATAATCATATTTGCATAATCATTAAAAATAACACTTCTTTGGACGCCTTCATAATCAAAAAGGTCCGTCATTTGTTTGCCATTATTTGTATGAAAACATTTATTTTCTACTAAAGGCACTCTAATAGTTTCGCCACCAAGTTCTTGTGTTTTAACAACAACAGCTTTGGCTAGCTCATAACACCACTTTTCTTGGCCTCTTGGGCCATGAGTAATATTGGGGTGGCAGTAAAGCATTTCAACAGTGGTTCTTTTGTTCTGTGTATTATATGAGGCTTTAATAAATCCTAATAAATTATTTTTTTCTAAAACCAACAAAATAGGAATATTGCCATAAGAAAAATATGTTATATCTTCTTCTGTATATCCAATGCGATTTTTTTTAGGTGAACGATTATTATTAATTGTGTAATATAAATTACAAATTCTCCCCATTTCTGAAATATCTCGGTTTGTTGCTTCTCTAATTATCATGTGTTTCTAGATGCGGTTACCGCTAACAAATCCCACTGTCCCTTTGCGCTATTATATATAAAGTAACAATATTGGTATGATTGGGTTAATGATCCTAACATATATCGTGTAGTAGTAGGAAATTTTAATATTGCTGTTTCATTAATTTGAAATGGCGGCCTTGTCCATGTAAGAGTTCTTACCGTCCCATCATCAATTATTCTAATTAATAACAACTGACCATCAGAAGGTGTTTCTGAGCCACCCGTAGCGCCAATA